CTTTTCGTTTGAATGATAGTATAATGAATTATGTTTAAAACGATATATGAATATGAAGATTTCGCTCAATCAACTACGAACGAAGATGGTAGCAGAGTTTACGTTAATGCCTCTGGTGTAGCGTATCCTTCTGCTACCACCGTTCTTTCTGTGTTAAGTCGAGACGGAATCGCCAAGTGGCGTGCTCGTGTTGGTGCTGAAGAAGCAGATAAAATCTCTAAGCAGTCATCCACTCGCGGAACTAAGATCCATACTCTAACCGAGACATATCTCAAGAACGAAGATCTAAAAGAAGCATATACGAATACGAACGCATCTTTGCTCGACCTTGAGATGTTCAAGAAATTTCTACCCATTCTCGATCCTATCAGCAACATACATTGCCAAGAACTTGCTTTGTATAGCGACCATCTGCGCATGGCAGGTCGAGTTGACTGCATTGGCGAGTATAACGGTCAACGAGCAGTTATCGACTTTAAAACCTCAGGTAAACTGAAGAAGAAGGAACATATCAGTTCCTACTTTATGCAAACTACTGCATATGCAATCATGTATGAAGAGCGGACAGGTATTCCTGTTCCTAACATCGTAATTCTAATTGCAGTTGAAGATGAAGAACCACAGGTGTTTATTGAGAAGCGTAATAACTGGGCAAAAGAATTGCTTCGGACTCGCGATTATTATGAAAATGGTTACTATTTAGCTTGACTTCTGAAGTAAACTATAGTATAAATATAATATCAGTTGTTGACAAAGACTGAAAAGTTCTGAGGACTCGGGGGCAGTACCCGACGCCTCCACCATAAACACTTAGATAAGTGAAGAAAAACTGAGTGTTTATGATGGGGGCGAACTAGTATCGACTGGAACATAATAGGAAATTCGAGACTGATTGACTGGCAAAGTGCCATAAAAAGTAAATGCAAACGATAACGTTGCCTTTGCGCTTGCTGCGTAAGCAGTAAGTCATTGGGTTTTCGGCGGTTTCCCTCGAAACAGAATAAACCGCCAACCGTTCTAATTTAGAGTTGAAACGAGACTATCAACAGTCTCAAAACCCTAAATATAATGCACTTTAAGGAAAAGTGTCCAGTGTAGGGAGTCACTGGTTAATCCTCTCTCCAGTTTAACAATCCGAGGAATAGTAAATGCCTTCCTTTAATAAGAAGACATTGAAAATTCTTTCTTCAATTTTACTGATATTTGTAACATATTGTGTAGTTTTAAGTTATGCAAAAGAAAGAATCGAAGACACCGCAATGGCACACACTGTCGGTGGTTATGAAAAAATCCAAAGCGTAAAAAAACAACAAGAAGAAATAATCCAAAAAAGTATTAAAAAAGAAAAAAAGAAGTACCTGTCAAGCAACGCAAAAGCAATAACATGCCTTGCTGATAATATTTACTACGAGGCAGGTAATGAACCGAGGAATGGTAAAATCGCGGTTGCTGGTGTCACAATGAATCGTGCACGCAATCCCAAATATCCATCAAACGTTTGCTCTGTCGTTTATCAGAGAACAAGTAGGGTCTGTCAGTTTAGTTGGACGTGTATGCGTCGACCTGCTAAAGATCCAGTATTATACGCTGAAGCAAAAGATATTGCGAAAAAAGTATTGACTTCCGAGATCAATACGCGTATAGTAGTTAATAAGGACGTTCTATTCTACCACGCAGATTACGTTAATCCAGGGTGGAGATTAGAAAGAGTTACCAAAATCGGTAGACATATTTTTTATGCAGGATAGATTATGAAAGCGGAAGTAATTCCAATAACTGATGAGTTTTTAATTACTAAGCAATTTAAGACAGCAGCAGAGTTCTCCATCTTTATTGAGAAACTTGCAAGAGACTCTAGAACACCCTGTATGGATATTCTAATAGACTATTGTGAGAAACGAAATATTGAGGTAGGCTCTGTTGCTAGTCTTATCAGCGCATCACTCAAAGAAAAGATTAAGGTTGAAGCGCAGCAACTCAACATGTTAAAAAACGATGATGGAGTTTTACCTCTCTGATGGACTCGCTTCAAGTTTATAAATTGTATCTCTCATTGAGATTACATTTCACTAGACCTGATTTCGATATTACTGTATCCCGTAAGGGAGTAAAGGTTTCTAGAGAAGCATTTCTAAAACGTACAGACTTGTTTGCTCTACGTAAATTAGGAGAGACAAAACCAAAAACTGAGATCATTGATTTTCTAGTTGCTAATTTTGTTTCTGGTAATCAGTGGGGTGGTGTGTTTGATGCAGAGGCAAACGAAGTCTATGCAGAGTGGCAGATACGAATGCAGAAATTAGGATATACTTTTAAGCAAGATATTCAAACTCTCTACGCAGACGGTAATCCATTCGAAGTAATGGATGGGCAACACCCCAAGGTATTAAAACTTTATCTTGGTAAAAAGATTTCTCTAGAATCTATTGCTATTTTGGCAAAAATAGGTATAATGGAGAATATAGACTATAGTTCTTTATCGAATGATTTTATGTGGAATGATTTCGTGCATTTGGTAAAGAAGTATAAACCCTTTGTCAAAATAGACAAAGAGTACTACACCCGCCAACTAAAACAGGAGATTGAGATGGTGGTAAATTAACTATGGGTAAGTCTCGTAGAAACGATTATTATGAAGATCGTGGTTCCGACCGCATTCGACATAATGAAAAAGACGTAAATAAAATACGTAAAAGCAAAAGCAACTTGTATAAATATCTTGGTAGTCGGGAAGATGATTCCGACGACGACCCTTTTTATTATGATACAACGTCAAAATAAACATACAACGCAAACATAAGGACAATACATATGTCAAATAATTCATTTTCAGCACTCCGCAAGAATAGCGGAAATTTCGACTCGCTCATGAAGGCAGTCGAGTCAATCGCAAACCCCACCACCGAAAAGCGTGGCGATGATGATCGCCTCTGGAAACCGACTGTCGATAAGGCAGGTAACGGTCAAGCAGTGCTTCGTTTCCTCCCTGCTCCTGCAGGTGAAGAACTTCCGTGGGTTCGCGTATGGGACCATGGTTTCCAAGGTCCAAGTGGTAAGTGGTATATCGAAAACTCTCTTACTACGCTTAACAAGCCTGATCCTGTTGGCGAACTGAATTCCGAACTTTGGAACTCAGGTATCGAAGCGAACAAGGAAATTGCTCGTAAGCAAAAGCGTCGCCTTTCTTACATCTCGAACGTTCTTGTTATTCGCGATCCTGCGAATCCCGAGAACGAAGGTAAGGTCTTCCTCTACAAGTTTGGTAAGAAGATTTTCGACAAGATTAAGGACGTGATGCAACCCACGTTTGAAGATGAGAAGCCTGTCAATCCGTTCGATCTTTGGGAAGGTGCTAACTTTAAGTTGCGCATTCGTCAAGTAGATGGTTATCGTAACTACGATAAGTCAGAGTTTGATGGTTCAATCCTCTCGACGACAATGAAGATAAGTTGGAAGAGATTTGGGGTAAGACCCATTCGCTTGCTGCGTTCCTGGATCCTTCTAACTTCAAGTCATATGACGAACTAAAGCAGAAGTTGAGCGCAGTTCTTTCGAATGGTGCTCGTGTTGCTACGGCAGAAAAGTCTAATCCACTTGATGCTGAAGACGAACTGTTCGTTGAAACTAAGATGAAGTCTGCACCAGCAGCATCCAAGGCGAGTGATTCTCCGCCATGGAAAGAAGATTCTGATGATGACACGATGAGTTACTTCTCGAGTCTCGCGGACGAATAAAACTGAAAGGGGGACTTTTTCAAGTCCCCCTTTTTTTATCCGAAAGATCTTCTATTCTGGAATCGTTGCCAACTACTGTCTTCAGTTCTGACTGTATCCATTGGTAGAGAACCACCACCATTATTCTGTTGTGGAGCAGCAGGTTGCTGAATTACGGTTGGTGGAGGAACATTGATAACTGGTGCAGTATCTTCCTTTGCACTTTCAGTCATTTCTTTTAGATTTGCTGCAGCGTTATTGGCTCCTGTTTCCAGATTACTCTTAGTAACTGGATTGGTCTTAATCGCTCCTGCAGAATTCGGTGAGAATATCT